CAACTACCCCTGATTGTTTAACTGCGGCTCTTTTATATTTAGGTGAATAGGGAGCAAATGCTTTACCTCTAAATTCTATACCTCTTGATTGAGTTCTTTTCTTGATAGCACCAATCTCAAATGCTGCTGCATTAGCTAAGGCTTTCTTAATAGCTTTAGGTACTCTTTGGGAAACTTTTAGCAGTGATTTTTTGACTGCAATAGAATTGTCTTTAGCAGTAATGGATGCGACCATTATCTAACTAATCTTAAATGATGAATAGGCTCTTTTTCGCTCTCTGAGATAGTTCCGCTATCATCCTCATCATAATCTACCCCATCACGCAATACGGCTTGGAACTCCTCATTATATTTCTTTCTGTAATAATCCATTTTAACTTGAAATGTATCTGCACCATCTCCACCTTGTGGATCTTTCCATTTAGTAAGCATAGGTAAAATATAATCTGCCAGTGCTTTATAAACGACACTTCTAGTCCATTGTGAGTTGGTAAGTTTGCCACTATCTAATTCTAAAGATGTGACCTTAGTAATATCTTTATAGCGTACTGTATGGCGATATCTCTCCCACCATTCTTCTCTAATCTGTCTAATAACATCATTCTCAGCGTGTTGTAGTTGTGTATCAAAGTCTGTAATGCCGTATTCAGCTATATCAGGTTGATAGACTTGAATATCTGATGGTTGATAGACTTGAATATCTGATAGTGCTACTGAAAATTCTGTGGTTGCCATTAATCTTCTTTCTTCTTCCTAGTTTTCTTTGGTTTATCTTCAGCAGGTTTATTATCCACTAAATCAAATCCTCTCATTTTCCAATGAATTAAATTCTTTTCCCAATCAAATTTTGTTCTTGTGATTATTTTATCGCCTTTTTTTAATTTAACTAATTTAGTCATAAAATCTCCTTAGTAGGTGGGGATAAACCCCACCCACAAGCATATACTACTGGATTGATGAATCAAAGTGTAATTCAACACCATAACTATCATGCAGTTCGCCTACACCATAAACGGCAGTAGCAACAATCTCGTCTGCTCTTAGAGAAGCATCTCTTTGAGTTTCAATCTTGATGTCCTGCATCATAGCTAGTGCTAATGCATCCTTATGGAATATCGCACCTTTGTAATCACCTGCAGTACCAGTGTTAGCCATATTTGAAGTTTCAAATACGCTAATACCTGCAATTTGACCTACAAAACCTGAGCGTAGTGCTTCGTTCTGTAAATCACCTGCATTTGGATTTGCAAATGTGTTTGTTAAGTTTGCTTTTAAGTCATAAGCAATCTTAGGGTGTAATACTGCATAACACTCATTAACAGGTAAACCTGCTGCTCTTAGTGTTGATGCTGCATTGAAGATAGATGAAGCAGCTATTGCTCCAGTTCCATCACCAAGTGTAGTTGAGAAACCATCAAATAATGCGATTAGATCCTCATCCATTTTCTTGGCGATACCTTCACCAAATAGTCTACCAATATCTGCAGCAACATTTCTTGGTGCTGAGTTTCTTGCTAGATCAGTAAGTGTAGTCATTACACCTACTTCTGATGCAGTAATTGTCACTGATGACGGATTAACTGCAGTATTTGACAGATCAGTTGCTTCCGCTACTGCTGCTGCTGAGATTGCTGAATAAATCGGAACTTCCACAGACTTACCGCCACCTGCGATAGTGTAGTTCTTTACTAAATTCTTCATGATAGATTGCTCTTGGATCACGAACTCAGCTTCAGCAACGATTTCTGTATATAGTTCACTTAACGTTGAACTGGTACTTTCGTTTGCCATGTTATAACTCCTTTAGTTATTTGTTTAGTTTAATTTGAGTGACTGAATCTCTCTGTTTGCGGTATTCCGCATACATTTTGCGATCATCAGGATTACTCATGTCTAAGTCCGCAACATTTAAAGTCTTTTGCGTAGTTGACTTTCCCACATTACTAACACTTCCGCTCCCTGCAGGAGTTGCGCTTTGAAAGTGTGCGTTCTGCGTTAAAAACTCTTGTACTGCCTCATCAACAGTCAACAAGTCGCCTTCTTTGTTATATCTAGGTGTTCCAGAATTATCAAGCACTTCTACTTTACCTTCTTGATTTAGTTGTACTTGGTTTTTCATTAACTCCTTGATTTGATCAGGTGAAATCGCTCTATGTTTAGAAGCAGCATTGATTAATTGCTTATCAACTCTCTCACTTTTGAGTTCTTGCTCTAACTTGGATAGTTTCTCATTATACTCTAAGGTTTTCTTCTTCATTACCTCATCAAACTTACCTCGCTCTAGCTGCTTTTCTTCTTCAACCTTTTTGCGTTCTTCAATAGCTGCTTTAGCTTCAGTTATGTCATTAACGCCTAATGATTCTAGTAATTGTTTCTCTTGTCTGTAAAGTCTGTCTTTAACGACCTTATCAATATCAAATTGACTTGGCTTAGGTTGCTCTACTGGTTGTTCCTGCTTTGTTTCTACTGTTTCAGTAGTTGATTGTTCCACCTGTTCCGTTTTATTCTCGTCAGACATAATTATAACTCCTTTGTTAGTTATTTATTTAAGGAATACAGAATATAGATTATAATTCAATCATATTTTAGCACCTTCTGGTAAATCAGGAATTTCTATAACTTGATTTATTTGTTCATCAGTTAATTTTGTTTCATTCACCAATGCTTCTTGCAATAGTTCAGATATTTCGTTTTCTACTTCTGTATTTTTTATATCTCTAATAGTAAATGGTAATTCACCAAATTTATTCTCATAAAGAATATGTATTTTTGCATAACTCATATAACATCTCCTATCTCTTTGATTATCTCATCAAATGCCTGAGTTGTTTCAGGCGCATAATAACTCATTAGTTTTTTGTAAATTCCTCCAAATTCTTTTTCTGTAGTAAGTGAAATATAGTTGGCAAATGCTTCTGAAGTATGACCTTCTGTGACTGCTAAACCTGAATCTTTCCATACTTTACTAAATTTTCTGTAATAGCCAGTTCCATGACCAAATCCAATTTTTTCGTTAGTAATCGCACCTACATAATCCATAAAATCATCCATACTAGATAGGTTGATATCCACATTTGATCTTGTAATTAAACCTAATATTTCCTTCTTATTTGAAGGATCTACTAATCTTTTTAATTCTGATTTAGTTAAAGGAAAATCAGGATTATCTCTTAAAACATCATCTAAATATTTATCAAATTCTTGAGGATCTGTAGGTGTTTTAAATTTAATAATATTATTCTTATTTCTACTTTCTCTAAATTGTTTATTAAGGTTTTTTCTATCATTTAAAATCTTTCTACTAGCATAAGTAGAACTCACTTGTCTTAAATTTATTACAGATAAATTAGTGCTTATTTCAATATCTCTTGATGATCTCAATGTTTTAGGTGCATCCTCAAATCCACCAATTTTCATCAATTTTTCTTTAAATGTTTTTCTTTTAGTTTCATCAAGATTTCCAATAATATTATCATCAATTCTATGCCCATATTCATGTCTATAAACTTGATCAAATCTAGTTGTTGTTTGATGACCTCTGGATATAGATAAAGTATCTGATCCTCTTTCGTAATATGATTTATGACCTTTGTCTAAATATTTTTTTAATGGTGGTAAAAATGTGATTGCCTTAGTTATAGTATTATTCTCATTATCCTTAATATCTTTAAAACTAGATAATAAGTTTTTTTCTTCTGATCCTGATTTACCAAATCCTAGATTTTTCTTTTCTTCTTGTTTAATCTGCTCTTGTACTTCTTCTGCATCCCATGCAGGATCATAAGGGATTAAACTATGGCGGCATCTATAACCACCTCTATTAACGAATGGATCTGATCCTGATTTACCTCTCCAGTTGCCAGTAAATACATCTCTCCATTCTTCCTCTGATTTTATTTCATTAAGTTGTCCTCTACAGAATTGTCTAGTGGTGGTGATATTTGTGCCAGTATATTTGTATGTATTTATTCCTGCTTCTTGACCTTTGTATTTAGTGAACTGCCCATCAAACTGCATAATACTATCGTGTGCTATTTGAGATGCGTACTTCCGCATATTATCGCCTCTGATATCAGAAGCATATTTACTCTGTAGTATCTTTCTGGCATCTAAGTATTTCTTTTTAGCTATAGGATCATCTGAGTATCTATTTTCTTCTACAATACTAACTAATCTATTAACTGCAGCTTCATTACTTCGTCTATAGACACCATTAACAGATGCTCTGATATTCTCTACTACTTGAGCAAAGGGTTTACCTGTGACTGCGGATGAATATATCTCTGTGGCAATCGTATCAAGAAATCTATTGGCTACATCTTCAAATCCACTAAAGGATAACTGCTTTAATTGATTGATTAAAACTAGATCAGGTTTGGTTAGGGTTTTAAACTTATCGGAAACTGGAGTAGTGCGGATATAATCCATATATCCCTTAACGACTTCATCATATTCTGAGATGATCTTTGTACCTTCTTTCAGGTAATTTTGTTCTATTAATGTTTTAAGATTTGGTCTTAGCTGAATAGCTAACTCTGTAGTAAGTGGAACTCCATCAGTGGCTCTTTGTAATTGAGCAATAATATCTTCTTCAAGATCAAAAAGAACTTTGGATATTCTTTGTTCGTGAGAA